CGAAGCTGAGCTTATGGGCAGCCCGTCACTAAGACCAGGTATGCCAATTTATTTAAATGGTTTGGGACCTAACTACTCTGGGTTTTGGACTGTACTAAGTACAGAGCATAAGATTAAAGAAGAAACAGTAAAGAACTATGTTTACACAACTGTTGTTACTTTGGGCACTGATGGACTAGGTCAGGCTAACCGTTGGGAAGATGGGCAGGATATACAAAACCCTGTAGGTGAAAACCGTGTCATTATTCCTAATAAGAAAAACACCAAAGTGAAGGCAAAGACTAAACTTGTTCGGACGGGAATTAAGTACACGCCTACAACAAAGGATAGTTTTGGAAAGATTAAAAATAGAAATAAACTAACCACTGCTAACAACAGCGCAGCTGTTTGGAAGACTGCAAACAAAGCAGTTGGAAAACGGACTGCCTCTACAGAACCAAAACGTACGGCTGCAACTGCCGCACGTGTGGCTAAGGCGGTGGCAAGAACTCGATGAAAGAATACAACGCTAAGTTCTATGGACTATACGAAGGTATCTGTGCTGAGAACGATGACCCTGAAGGTGAGAACAAGATTAAACTTCAGGTTCCTCAGGTCATGGGGCAGGAGATGACAGAGTGGGCTAGACCATGCCTGCCTGTAACCTCTAACTCTAATCACCCTGACCATAAGAAGCATCTAGCTGTTGAAGTAGCTGCCTTACTTAACGCTCATGCTGACCATGCAATTTCAGGGACCACTGGCGGAGCTACAGTTGCTACTTTTGGTTCTCATACTCACAGCTTTAGCTATACAGCGGCACACACTAATAACCACACAGGTAACAGCCTAAGCCTTGACCATGCTCATGAGACTGATGCCAATACAGATAACAAGTGGAATGACGATTTAGAAATAACTACAGAGTTCCCTGAGCACACGCCACACAGGCTGGTGCCAGCGGTAGGACAAAAGGTTTGGGTTATGTTTATTGCTGGAGACCCTAACTTTCCAGTATGGATGGGAGTAGAACTATGAGTGATGTATCAACGGCTATAAGCTTGCCGTTTTCTTTTAACTCAAACGGGTCAATTGCTGCAACAAGCGACCCTAAAAAGATATGGCAAGACCGAGTTGTTATTGCGGTTATGACTGCTTATGGTGAACGAGTTATGCGTCCAAACTTTGGAAGCGGAGCTAAGAGTGCTGTTTTTGAACCAGAAGACATTGCCAAGAGCTTAATTAATCAGGCTGTAACAACAGCCTTTGGTATGTGGTTAAAGCCATTAACGTTAACTAAGGTTGTGTATTACTTAGACAGTAGCGAACAACATTACTTTAACGTATTTTATACGTATGCAGGAGACACAATAAGCGAGAGTGTAACGATAAAGACTGCTATCCTAAGCAGAGCAGGAGAGACACTACTGGAGGTGCCTAGATAATGGCTGACGATAACTACATCCCCCAAGTTGATTATACGTCTAGAGACTACTCGTCTATACGAGAAGACTTAATTGAGTTAATCCCGTACTACGCCCCTCAATGGACTAACCGCGACCCCGCGGATTTTGGCATGACCTTATTGGAGTTGTTCTCTTATATTGGCGATGGTTTGCACTACTACATTGACCGTACAGCAAACGAGTCCTTTATTGAGACCGCTAGCCAAAGAGAGTCTGTACTTCAGATTGCCCGTTTACTTGGGTATACTCCAACAAGAACAACCCCATCCGAAGTACTTCTTACTTTTCAAAATTCTTCGGCCAGTATTATCACTGTACCAAAGCGCACAAAAGTTGCAGCTAACGTAACCAGTAACGGTGTCACTACTCAAGTTATATTTGAAACAGATAGTGCAGTTACCGTCCCAGCTAAATCTGCAGGTAACAACGGCTCTAATACTGTAACTGCTACACAAGGCGAGACTATTGAAGCAGAGACCATTGGAACATCTGATGGAAGCGCTAATCAAGTCTTTGAACTTGGAGAACTTTCAGCGATTAAAGGAAGTATTTTAATTGACGTTAACGGAGTTATTTATACAGAGGTTCCTTACCTAGTTGACTACAGCGGATACGACCCAGTATTTTCTACTTATACAAACTCTGATGGCACCACCTTTATTCAATTTGGCGATAGCATCAGTGGAAGAATTCCACTCAATGGTGTAAGCCTTGAAGCTACCTACCGCGTTGGTGGTGGAACTTCTGGAAATATTGCTGCTAACACAATTAAGTTTATTAAAACTAACGCTTCGAATGGTTTGTCTGTAAGTAACCAGGACTCAGGTTTAATATCTGGTGCTGCGGCTGGCGGTGCGGATGAAGAGTCAACAGACTCTATCCGTATTAACGCTCCTAAGAGTATTAGAGCTTTGAACAGAGCGGTGTCACTAAGTGACTACGCATCACTTGTAATTCAAGTATCAGGTGTAGCTAAAGCTATATCTGTTGCAAATGTGTATAGCAGCGTAACTGTTTACTTTGCTCCTTATGGAGACAGTGGCTTACAAAGCGATGGTATTACAACATCTGTAGTCTTTAACAACTTAAAGACTGAGATTGATGAATACCTAGTCGATAAGATTCCTGCTGGAACTACAGTAACCCTTCAACCACCTACTTATGTTCCAGTCACTGTTGCTGGAGGCATTATTGTTCTACCTACCTATCGACAGGATAAGGTACTAGAAGATGTTAAATCCGCAGTTCAAAACCTGTTTGATTTTAATAACGTAGTGTTTAATGATTACATTAGTTACTCTGATGTATTAAAAGCTATGGATGGAGTTGAAGGAGTTAGCCGTGCTAACCTTCAAAAGCTTGTAAGAACAGCTAGCGACCAGACATTTACGGTGACTAATAAAGTGCTTAGCGGCGGGGTTGCAACATTAACAACTTCTATAAACCACAACGTAACTGTTGGTCAGTTCATATCTGTTACTGGTGTAGATAGTACTTTTAATGGTGTTGCAAGAGTAACAGCTAAGGCAGCTAATACAATTTCGTATGAGGTTCTTGCCACTAACGTGAGCACTGCTGCTTCTGCTGGCTCTATTACTGTTTATGAAGTTAACGACATTGAATGTGCTAAGAGCGAGCTTCCAACACTTTCAAGTCTAACTGTTGGCGCTTCTGGAGGTATTACTCTCTAATGGCACGTTATGGTCTTGATTACTATAGTAGTTTAGATTTTCCTCTAAGCTACTACGGTCCCGATTCTCCGCTTTCATTTGTAGCCGAAGACTTACAAGCTCTTTCTACTTCCTATGGAAAGATTACTTTGTCATGGACTACTCCTGTTGGAGCCTGGGCTAAACTCAAGATTGTAAGAAACAAATACGGATTCCCTGTAAATATTACAGACGGTTTAACAGTGTTTGACACTACTCGCGGATTAGACCCTCAGTTTTTTGATGACACGCTTCCAGCCACCGAACCAAGAATCTTTTACTACTCACTTTTTGTACTAGAAACAACACAGCTTCAATGGGTAAATGCTGGACGCGTTTCTGGTCTGTCTGTTTTTAATTACAATATGCGAACAAAGTTATACGACTACGTACCAGAAGTTATGAAGCTAACACAGCCATACACAGCCAATTCTGGAACAGACAACGCTGACCTAAGAAATTTCCTAAGTCTTTTTGGGTTCCAATTTGATTATATTAAGTCTCTTGCTCAGATATCTAGAGAAAAATATAACCCAGAAAAAACTCCTGGCGTACTTTTATCCCCACTTTTAACTCAGTTTGGAATTAACTACGAGCCTGAAATTGGCTTTGAACGTTCACGTGTTCTACTAAGAGATGCGCTTATTGTACAGAAGTCAAAGGGAAGCCGTGACGGTCTTCGTAACTATGTTCGTGGGTTTACTGGTTGGGGAGTCATTGAAAACAAAGACGCTACCGTTTCTAATCCTCCAATTGAGGGTGTTCAGGTAAGCCACAACATTTTACTTGATTACAACGACGCCTCTTTTGAAGAGGGCATTGGTCACTGGGTATCCCCAAACTCTAGCGCTACGTTATCTCAAGTTGCTAGAAAAGATATTAATGAAGTTGCAGTTGTTAGTAATACAGGTCGCCTATTTATTGGAACACACGGCTATAAAGTTGGAATGAAAATTTTTATCTTTAATGTGCCGTACCCTATATTTAATAAAACAGTTACGTCTGTAGCTATTACAGCTGTAGATGCTGATTCTATCTCTTACTCTTTAACTTCATCTGACGTGTCTAGACGTAATGCTTACAACTATGCAATCAATGAAGCCCCGTACATCCTTCCACAACCAGAGCCTTGGGTTGAAGCAACAACCCCAACCTTGTTCCCTAATAAAAGAAAAGGCCTGCTGGCTGTAAAAAACGCAATTGATGCAACTGCTGAGGTAACTATATCTTGCGGAGATAACAACCCAGTTACTGATGGCGTCCCTGTTAGCAGCGGTCAAACCTACACTTTTAGTTTTTACAGTGGTTCTAACTTAAACTCTCGTTCTATGCAGGCAGCAGTAAAATGGTATGACCGCTTTGGTGTTTTAATCCAAACCTCTACTGGTAATTCGGCAAGCAATACTGTCGGGTCACTTGGCGCTCGTCCATTTGTAACGGACGTTGCTCCTACAAAACTATTTTTAAATGCTATTACTAGTGGTGGAACTGGGTACGGTAACGGCTCTTTTACTAACGTTCCCCTTACTTATGTGTCTGGAAAACAACCTACCATTACTCCTTTAGCAAACGTAT